AAAAGAGAGGGTTTACCTCCAAGATAACCCCCTCTTTGTTTGATTAAGAATATAATTTCGGAATTTCTTTCTTTTTAATTGATTCAAGAATAATATATGTTTTCCAACATGTATAATGATACATGATAAGTATTCAAGGAAACAAACTATACTTGTAAATCTAGCAAATTCAATTATTAAACTTTATATCTTTATAAGAGATTTGCATACTAGATATGATTTATAACTTATAAGATTTTTTGTTTTAAATATTAAATAACTCTCTACTTCCAGACATGAATACGGTAATCATACACATCATAAGGAACCTTTAATACATGATTTTTAATTTGTATACTATAATCATCTATCCATTTTACATCCAACTCACTTAGCTCTTCATTTCCATAATAAATAATTTTTTCACGCTCATTTTTGTTATTTGATAATACTACATAACTATGTTTTAGCTCAACCTTATCTGTTTCAGACGAAGATAAAGAATTAATCTTCCTTAATGTTCTAACTTCCACATAATACTCCTCATTTGGTGATAAGAGTATTCGATCTAACATTATTTCATCATAATTTGAAAATGGAATGAAAATTTTAAAACTTAAAACTAGAACAATTGATATTAGAATACAAGCTAAACATATCCAACGAAATCCTTTTTTATTGTTTCGTATTAAATTAAGAATACTAATCACCTCTTGGATTAATAAGTTACAGTATATTCATAGCTTGCAGTACAGCTTCTAATTCCATTTCCATAACCTTCGATACTAAAATAATCATCCGGATATCTTATTTTACTACTTTTTGCATTTATAGCACTAATAACTTTTCCATACTCTGCTACTTGTTTAGCTGCTGTACTTTGATACGTATATTTTTTATTTGCATTTAAATCGCTCCCTGATAAAGCTTTAAAAGTACTAACAATCTTACCAGGATAATTTGTCCACCCCAGTGCTGCCTCTACTACTTTGGATAAGGTGTTTGAGTTATTCACTCCCCAATACTTTCGACTGGTAAAAACTCCACCCTCTGTATTTGATGATAAACCTAATTTAACATTATTAACATGAATTCTATTTTTATTCCCTGATTCTATTCTAACTGCATTGTTAGATACATTATAAAGAACAGCTACATTTTTTACTACCCTTAATGTCGCTGAATATGGACTTGAATTAACCTGTGGTACCCATTCCATATACACAATATACGTATATCTATTATCTGTACCGGCGTATTTGCTTGTAATGAATGAATATGCGTATGTACTTCCTTTACCATGTCTCCATGTATTTAAAGCCCCACTCTTGAAAATACTATCTGGTACATTGGGATGAACAACTCCATATGGTTCTATATCAGACGAGTAAATTTCTCCTTTTTCCTCTAATTCATTTAAAAAATCTAAAATCTCCTCACCAGATTGATCTCCATCATATTCATCAGTAACAAATTCTGTTGCAACTCGCTCAGATTTTAAAAGAGAACTTTCCTTTAAAAATAAATATCTTTCTTCGAGTTCGACAATCTCACTATCATCTATACCATTACTATTTTTTTTAGCATCTAATAAAATACTATTAAAATCTAATCCCTCTAATTGAGTTTGGAAATAGTATACATCCTTTGTTTGCAAATTACGAATTCCTACGGAAAGTACCGTTTTCCCTTCTAAATCAATATTTATAGGCATAAGTGTTAAACTCGATGCAACCTCTTCAATTCGTAAACTAGCAATTTCATATCCTTCATTAATGGTTAATTCTTTTCCTATGATTGTATCTTCAGACGCTGAATTCAATTTACCTAAATAAGGCAATGCCTCTAATGAAAAATATTGTTTAATATTATTAGAATTAGTTTCTAAATTGATTGAAATTATTCCATCTACATAATCCACATTTAAATCTTTTACCTGAAAATCAATATCTGTTGATTCATTAATTGTCCTAACTTCTCCATTTTTAAAATAAACTGCATTTACATCTTTAATTTGTAAATTTTCTTTTAGATGATCGTTTGCACTAGCAGTACTAGAAAAAATTGTACTGCATAACATTAAGACAAGTAAGCTAAAGATAATACTTTTACTCTTCATCATAATCTTCCCTTCTGCTTTTTCTTATATTAAATGAATATTAACAAATTCAGTAATATACTCTACGCCTTTAGAGTTTCTTCCTGAATGTGGTAATAATAACATGAATTTGTATAAAAATCAAATTTTTTTATATTAAGTTCATCTACATTCTTAAAAGATTAGTTATCTACTTTAAATTATAACGTAAACACCTCAATTTTTTATCACATCTACCCATAAAGTCGGTATAGCAGTCCCTGTAATAGCCTCTTCTTCGCGATTAAACTCAAATAAAATTCTACATAAATGATTGAACTTCATTCGCTTTAATTATATAATTAGATTATAAGTTCTTCTCTTTGTACTCCAATACAAAGATGTCTTTAAATCTTATCCTTAAACTGCGTGCTCCAACACGCTTTTTATTTTTCCTCAAAACACTTTCAAGCCATTGTTTCATATATTCCATATTCTCACCTCACAAAAAAGCCACTAAGTCATTTGACCGAGTGGCTTTTTTGTGAGGTGATTTAAATTTTTTGGACGTATTTTAGATTGGCAGAAATCCACCCAGCTCCACTTTTTAATTTATATAATCCATTCTCCGATTCCGTAATCGTAAAGACTTCACCTTTTTTGACTGTACCAACAACTTTAGAATTAAAATCTGCTTTTTGACGAATATTTAACTCGTCACAGATAATTTCGACTAAAAATGAGCTATCTGAACTTGATTGAGTTGTAGATTCTACTTTTTCTGCATCATAATCCCACACCCATGATGTGATATCTGATAATAATAATTTTTTTCCATCCACTCGTGTTACTTCATAAGTTGAACCTTTGACAAATGACTTGATGGATTGACCTGTTGCGTAGTGAGTTGCTGTTGTCTTAACTTTGACCTTATCTCCGACTTTGAATCCTATTGAAGTTGATGGAGTCGCTGTTGTGTTTGAGTTATTTTTTAAAGCCGTTGTACCTGACTCTAATGCTGAATCAATATTTCCTTTTTTAATTTCATTCAACACCCATTCGACACGACCTTTAAATCCATCCCAACGGTTTTCAGATAAAATCACATTGGGACATTTCTTACCTGACCAATCTTGATGTTTTTTTAATCGGTCAATTCCTAATCCATACTTATAAAGTAATCGTGCGGCGACATAAACCGCATTTTCTTCTGCTTGATCATAAAGGGTACGATCCTCATGAGTTGGGCGACAAATCTCTACGCTAATTCCTTTTCGATTTCCAGCACCGGTTGTCTTATCTCCACATGACCAGGAGTTACGATTTAATGGTAACCCTTGAATGACTTCTTTCTCATCAACTGCTAGGTGGAATGAGACTTCTAGGTCATTACGAATCATATAGGCAATCTCATTTGAGGCAGGTGCCTGGTTTGCTGTATCATGAAGCGTCACATATTCTGGTTTCATTTCGTACGGACACTTGATTGAATATTTATTATTTGCGACTAAGTTTTGTTTAAATGTGTAAGTCATATTATTTCACATCTCCTTCATTTCCTTCATTGTTTTTATTGAATACCGCTAAATTCTTAACGACCGCTGTCGGCAACTCTACACCGCACGCTAGTAGGTTTTCTAGAATACTCATTCCCTCTTTATATAAGAAAAGAGATAGAGTTAGGCCGCATAATAAGAAGTTTAAACCTAACAATAAATCTAAGATCATAACAAAGGCAATTCCACATAATTCAGCCATCCAGCAGATTAATCCGTCACGCATCTTACTACTCTTGTATTTATCTTCGGTATTCGTACTTACTTTTGTCTTCATTAATCCTGTCGCAAAATCAATGACTTTTACTCCTAAATAAGCAAATAGTAAAGTGGTAATTGCTACTGGAAAAAAACTTAATAAACCTTGATTAATCATTTCTTCATCTCCTTAATATTAAAGGCCACTCATGGAGTGACCTTTTTTATGTGTTTTCAGTTTGATCTAAGCGTTGCATTAAGGATGCTATCAAATTTTCTAAATTCGAAACCTTATTTTCTAATAGTTTAACTTGATCTTTATGAGCTTGTTCCTCTTCCAGCTCTTCTTTAATGCTCTCCACTTGTTCTAAATGGTAGGTCTTTTGTAAGAGAGGATCATAGGTAATGGTATCTGTTATTGGATCATAACGTAAAAACATCGGTGGATAATGGGAGAGTTTCTCAAATTCTTCCTCAGTTATTTCAATCTCTCCCATTCTCTCAGTGCTATGATAACACCCTACTAATCCATATCCTGTAATCGCATACTCCTGATCATATGAAAAAATTAATTTCAAATTTATTCCCCCTAAACTTCGAATACCCCTGATAAGACGACCATCGTAGAGTTAGCTGCGCTAACGTTGGTAGCGTACCCTGTGATTCGATCATCGTAAACATAGAGATACTTGGTAATGACGGTTGCCCCTTGTTCATAGACAGGAAGTAAGACACTTAATGGTTTCCCATTATTCCGGCTAGCATGCGCTTTAGGAATAAACGTGTAGATAAAATCTTTCGCATTTGCCGTCCCATTCCCGTAATCTCGCCATTCCAGACAAATCCCATGCTGACATTCACTAATTTTTTTAGACAACGTGACTGTTTGATTGGCATTCATATGCCATGCGCCAGAAGCTAAAGGAGCCGTTGATGAGGTAGCCCCTACATCCGACGGAGTCAAATTATGTTCCTCAGTCATGACTTTGAATCCATCGGAATAGATTGGTCCCGCCACGTCTAAGGCTCCACGCTCATGAACCTTACCAATCCCAATCCCTTCTCGTTCAATATTAAATAAACAAGAAAGGGTTCCTATGGAAGCTGTTGCCGTGACGGTATTATAACTGTCCTTAACCGATACACGGATGTGATAAGTAACAGTGTTATCCCACCCAGAACCTAAATCAACAGTTCCGTCGACTATGTATGCACTGTTGTTTGTCCAATCTCGCTTAGTTGTCCACGAATTAGAGGAAGCCAATTTCCATTCAATTTTATTTTGCTTTGCATTGACATTGGCATTACCGATATTGACAACAGTAGACATTATACGAACCCTAGCATAAGTCCCATTATCATTTTTTGTCCCATCAGAATTACAGCGATAAAACTCAATACTAAGAGACGGCGCATGATAAGAATGTACCGTGATTGATACGGTTTTAGTTGCCGTTCTCCCTCGACTGTCAGTCACCTTACCGGTAATGGTATAAGTCCCAGCATTTAGTGTTCCTGAAGTAGCAGATGCACTTGAACTGCTAATCCCCGCACCACTAATACTGTAAGACTTGATAGTTGAACCATAAGCACCTGCTGCACTATTAATTTTAGCGGCCACAGTTGATTTACCTGCTACATAGACACCATCAAGTAAGTTATTACCCGTAGCAGTCACTGATCCAATCGAAGGAACCACGCTTGAAGGAACATTTAATGTAATGGTTTTACTGGTTTCGGCTATCCAGGTAGTACCGTTCATCGTTTGAACTTTGATAGTCGCTGTCCCACTGGTTGCGTTCGGAATTTGGCTGCATAGTGAGATGTTAGGAGTAAATGTATAAGAGGTTCCAACGCCCTCAGCTAATAAGGCACTGTATGATCCAAAATATAGCTGAATTTTATGAGTATACTTGTTAGAAGCTCTACTTAATGTAATGGTGATTGCATCTGATCCAATCGTCGCTGAGGTTCGATTCAGTGATAGACTAGAACCTCTTGGAATCGTATCAAGAGTGACTGTTGCTTTCCCCGAACCTGATCTTGTTGTATAAGTTCCTGAAGTGGATAATCCGTTATGATAACTGAAACTAATGTTAGTTTGACAAGTACCGTCCGAGTTATGATTCACGGTCCAAGTCCGAGAACCTAATAAGGTTTTCCCTCCAATAGAGGCATTTTTATTTGAAGTGACGGTGACTCCATTAATGACACAAGACCAATAAGACGATGAAGTTGTATAGCCATTCCCATTTAGATAAACGTGTGCCGTAATCGTTGAGGTATTAGCGGTAATATCTTGAGAGACCGAGTATTCACACGTTAAGGTATAACGTGAATTATCACAAGAACCAGTCAATGTTGGCATCTACCCTCACCCCTTCCATTGATAAATTAAACCACCCTTGGCGGTTTTTGATTGTTCTATATTTCCTAATTGTAAGGAATTAAGGATTTGTGCCTGAGTAATATATAGTTTCTGATTTGACATATAAGCAACCTCAACGTTATGGTCTAAGAATGCTAAGCGTTGGTCAGTAATTTGTGTTTTAAATCGACCAGGAACGCCATTCAGTGTAGCGAAGATCTCCACCCATCCCGAGTCAGTAAAATTAAAATGCTTTCCAATCGTTTGAATCCCGTCTAATGCTGTATTAGATTTAGTAATCGCAGTCTCTACCCCTTGAGCAGTGGTATTCACTGTCGTTGTCAATGTATTTAATCGATTGTCTATCATGGTCTGTAAGGCGACAAAAGTAATGTTATATTGTAATTGATACTGGTAGAGATATTCCCTTATGGTCGCATTTGAAGCTTCAGAAGCAACATTCAAGTCCAATAATAACGGATCTACAAACGCATGGAGTTCTTGGTGTCGTAAAGTAAGTGTAGCGAACTGACCATTAACAGAACTTTCATTAAACTCATTAACCATGGTTTTCATCGATTCATACTGATTATCAATCGTACGTAAATCGTCTTTAAGCTGTACTTTTTCGTAAGCTGAGAGGACGTTGTCACTGAATGCCTCATCAAACCTTTCAATGAGCTCGTTGTTTTGGTCTTGTAAACCCGCTACTGAATTTGTAATGTCTTGTTTAAGCTCACTATTTACGGCATCTATGACACTATTATAATCCTCTGGTGCTAAAGACCAATCACTGAAAACAGTACCTCGCTCTAACTTAAATTTATTCACTTTTAATTTGTATAGGTTTGTAGAGTTATTTTTGTTTGGCTGAATATACGTTTGTTGAACACCCGAAGTAGAGCTTACAACGGCTGAAGGCGATGTATATATGAGCTCAAAACAGTGTTCTTCTTTGTCGCCTAAAATGTCAGACACATCAGTATTTCCAGTTATAAGCTCTCCATCTAAGTACATCTTCAATGAAACTAAGTTCTGTCCATTATGAACATGGATATTCAGAATAGGGTTATCAGTCATCTGAGTAAGATAACATCTTACGCGGTATGGAGTATTGGGTTGGTAAACAATCCCCCAATCATACATGAATCCACCATTAGACTCTTGAACCTTTCTTTCGATGGTAAAATAACTTGATTTTACATAATGACTAGTGTCAAGAATCGTATTAGCGTGCTTCTTAATCGAAGATAAATTGGCTAGATTTCGGCCACCAAAATCTAACTCTTCAACAGCCTCATGAATGGCTTGATCCACTTGTGGTTTTGTCATGACCGCTTGACTCTGAATATTCAATTCGTAAACATCTAAAGATACTCGTCCAAATGAATCAATGTAAAGAGTTCTTGTTCCATTTCCATCAACCACAACTAAATTTTTCGCTTCAATTAGATCTCCTGTTAATTTCCCCACCCATCCACGATCAAGTCTTAACTCTCCAATTAAAGCATCTGAAATAGCTGCTGTTTCAAAATATTCAGCTCCATCTGCAATTTTTGTACTGGTTGCTCGAACTTGGGAGCTCCACTCTGTCACGTTTCCATGAGTATTTCGAGCACGAGCACGATAATACCAAGTTTCTTGTGGTTTAACCTGATGCAAAAGCGTACTTGCTTTTCCTCTAAAGATCAGATTACTTGAATCAGGGTTAAAGTTTTCAAGCGGTGATGCATAAATTTCATACTCATAGTAACTTTTCGCTTCATACGTCCATTCCACTAAAATAGAGGAAAACAACCCTTCGACTTGTAGTTGCGGAATGGGAGGGAGTGTATCAGGGAATTTTCCATCTTCAATGACGATAGTTTCACTTCCATCAGAAGGGGCTGTAATCTGAGCATTTCCCATCGAATCCGTCAACGAAGGTTGGACACTTCCTAACGTTAAATACTGTTCTGTATTACCCTCTCGAATAGATTCTGATATGGATACAATCCGACTTTCTAAACTTAGCTGATAGGCTTCATCCAACAAAATCACACTATCACCCAGTGTCAATTTAAAATGTTCATAGCCTGCTTGTTGAGATAAATCAGTCGCTTTGACTTCATAACTTAAAATAGGATTTTTAACTTGTTGTAAAGCTTCATAAGTCGCTTGTAATAATTCGCCTGGATCTTCAATGTCTGAATTTTCATAAATCCCTTCAATTCGGCCATATTTAGCGATTGCTTCTTCATCTTCGATAAAACTTTGCCCGATGGGTTTATCAACTGGATGAATCGGAGTCGTCCATTCGACTTCAGTAAATTTAATTTTGCGAGAATAGCCATCCCCTGATTCAATTCCTTTCCCACGTCCATAGAGCACAGTGAAATGACCTTCAGAGGTATCACTTCGCTTCATTTCTTCTAAGTTAGAATCAAAAGTAAACCGTAAGCCTGTATCGGTCCCAAGTCTTGTTTTTAAATCAATGAATTTTTTAGAAATGCATCGTTTTTCCTCGTCCAATTCAATTCTAAAATCAATTTCACCACCATACGTTTCAACAATACTTTCTAATCCTTCCATGCGAGTCACATCATAAAAACTAATCGTTTGATTGCCTAAATCTGCGACTTCTCCAACTAAATATCCTGAACCGTCTAACACCTTACTTAAAGCTTCTCTTGCTGTTCCATCTCTTAAACGTTTATCCTCTACAATTTGATTGGCCAATTGAAAATAATCATTCACACTATAGACTTCAATTTGATCATCATGATACGTCAGTGTTGGAACTTCAGAAATGACAAACAATCGAAAATTACCCTCGCGATCATAAAAAGCAACCTTATGGCTTTTTAATAAAACAGAAGCATATTTAGATTCTGTTGTAAAAGTAAAGGTCCAACTTCCATTCAATTGTCGTTTATGTTCGTCGGATTCAAATTCTTCTTCAGATAGGATCATCAATAATTGTTCATTTTGATCAAAGACATATAGATGAGCCATTTATCTCCCTCCTTTTTAAATGAATTCATCAAACCAACTCACTTCTACTCGACAATTCCCTTGATTTAATTCATATTGATTATCTCCTGGTACTAAGTCATGAAAAAAGCTATCTAAAGTTAAAATTGTCATCTTTAACTCATTATCTATAAGGACTTTTTTCGTCGCCATATTCACTTCTAGGCATTGTCCCTTATTAAAGTGGCCGACTAATCTAATAAAGTTTTTGTGAGCCTTATTCTTAACGTTTAATTTAATCTCTGAAGTTTGAGACAAAATAAAAAATCGAATGATCGGTGATGTCTTTCGATTTCCCATATATTGAATAACACTTGAATTGGTAAAGCTTTGTTGGTTTGGAGTGAGTGAAATTCGTTGAGATTTGACGCATAAAAATTCAATCTTTCCTTCACCTCTGGTGATACTTCCATCAATATCGACGACATTATCAACTTTTGCTAAATAATAACTCGTTAAATCATTCGGCAATATTAATGGGGATGGCTTAAAATTATTCCCTTTCAACCAGGTCGCAAATTCATCCATTTGATGATTGGAGATGAGCTGATGACGATGGATATAAAAGCTTATCGTGACTTTCTTTTGGTGCTCCTCATTCGGTAAAACTTGAACCTGGATATTATTAACTCGCACAAAGGAAGGGAGTTGACGATCATTAAAATATAAACTAAGTGGCATACTTCACCTTTCCTTTCGCTTGTCGATTTCGGTTTTGGAGCTTTTGAAGCTCTTTATTGACATATTCAACAATTTTTTTTAACTCTTTTTGACTCTCACTATTCACATTTTCAAAGTTGAAATGAAGATGATATTCGTTCTTTTCAGTCGTGTAGGTCCGTTGTTGATCTTGTGCCATATTTCTAATAATCTTTATTCCTTGTCGTTGTTGAGAGGCGAGATTGTAGCCTTGAATTTGATAAGGAGAAACATCTAATAATTGACGAGCAGACTGCACAGGTGAAATAGTTCGGCTAGATGGAGAGGTCACGATTCGCTGCTGAACATTGCGTGTAGTCACTGTGACATTACCTGAAATACTTCGACTATACGCATTTCGGACTCGATTCCAATCACTAATGGCTTGATTGGCCATCGAATCCGTCGCTTTTGTCACCTCTGACTTCATTTGTTGAGTCAATTGAATCGTTTGAGTCGCCATCTCTTTAGCGGCCGTTTGACTATCCTGACTCATTTCTTTTGTATCTTTGACAACATCCTCTTTCATCGTTTCAGTATTCGTCGTCGCTTTTTGTCCACCTTCAGAAGTCTTCGTGTCTAATTGATCACTCATCGTTTCCATCGCCGATTGAATATCTTGACTAAAGGCTTCTGTGTCTAATTTTCCTGCATTGGCCATATCTTTGAGGTTTTGTTTAATTTGGGCTGCTTGTTCACTCACCGTCATATTTTCGCGAATCCCTCTAAAGAGGTAGCCAGTGGTATCGTTCATTCCTCGAAGAATGGTTAATTGCGTGTTGTCCATTCCTTGAAGTTGCCCCGCCAGTTTATTCGCCGCAAACCCATACTCCTCTTCGACGACACCAGGTATTTCGCTTAACGTCACACGAAAGACATTTAACATGTCATTTAAACTCTCATCGGTGGCATATCTCATTTGAGACATTCCACGAGTGGTCGTTAGCGTGACTTTCTGCATGCCTTCGGTATTATTCGCATCAATTCGTGCCCAATGATTGGTCCACGCCTCTTCAATCGTCGCTCCTCCTGGACCATCAATCATAGCAGCAATGACATCAACACCTAACTGAATCCAAGATAGGATGTTTCCTAATGTTAACTGGACCACACCACTCACGAATTCACAGACACCACCAATGATGGTTCCTAATCCTCCAAATTTCTCTTGTAGCCATAAGATAGACTGCTCACTATCTCCTAAATAAGCCATTAAAGCCACTAAGGCTCCAATGGCTAACCCAACACCGACAGGTCCTGCAAAAACGCCTAATGCGGACGTTAATCCACCAGTACCACTAGATAAGCTACCAAATAACGTCACCGCATTTCCTCCAACAATCAACAACTGTCCAATTCCAGCCAGTAAAGGCCCAACAGCTGCTGCAGTTAAACCTAAGGTCACAATGTTTTTTTGTTGTTCTTCGTCCAAACTACTAAACCAATTCGCCGCATCTGTCACGTAGCCAACGACGGTAGATAAGACAGGTTCCATCGCTTTAAAGGCATTAATAAGCGAACCTTCTAAAGCGGACGACATGGACTCAATTTCTCCGCCTAAATTATCCTTCATGGTAGTAGCGACTTCCTCTAAGGCACCATTACTATTCACTAACTGTTCGTGGAGTTCATCATATTCTCCGCTGACACCACTTAAGGCAGCCATTAGGGTATCAAATTGAGTTTTACCTCCAACCATGGCTGCATATTGTTGTTGTTGCTGTTCGGTTAATTTTGAAGTTCCATCAGCCGTTACCCCTAATTTTTGAGCCATTTCCTTTAAAACTTCAATCATATTTCGTTGCTTACCTTGTGAGTCATATAATGAAATATCTAATTCAGCTAATGCATTTCCGGCTTGCCCAGTTTCTGTAATTAAGTTAGAAAAGACTGAAATTAATCCGTTGGCAGCTTCTGAACCTTTTTTCCCTCGATTGGCTAACACACCAAGCAAAGCCCCTGATTCTTCTAAAGGTATATTTAATTGCTTAAAGATTCCTCCAGCTCCAATGTAGGCTTCCAACATTTGCTCCATAGATGTGTTGGATTTTCGTTGAGACTGAGCGACAATGTCTAAATATTTCGTAAAATCATCGGCTGCTACACTTGCAGATGACATCGAATCTGTCACTAAGTCTGAAGCTGTTGCTAATTCCATATTTCCGGCTTCGGCTGCTCTTAATATAGGTTCAATTCGTTCAATAGACGTTTCAACGCCCCATCCAGCTAATGCTAAATAAGTTAAACCATCTGCAGCATCTGAAGCTGAAAAAGAAGTGGAGGATCCCATTTCTTTCGCTTTTTGTTCAAGCTTTTGGAAAGATTCACTCGTTTTGTCTGTAATACCTGCTGTTGCTTGTAACTTACTCATTGACGTATCGAAATCAGTTCCGGCTTTAGTGGCTGCAGCTCCTGCAGCTAAAATAGGCGTTGTTACACCTAAGGTTAACGATTGCCCAACACTTTTAAATTTTTGGCCACTGGTCTGAAGTTGTTGACTGACTTCATTAAACGGAATCTTTTTCAATTCCGTACTCAATTCTTGAACTTCTGTTTGAGTTTGATTTAATTCGATTTGATACTCATCTAATGCCCGTTGATTTTGATCAATTTCTGTTTCTAATTTCTGATACTGATCTTTTAACGTCAATAACATTTGTTTCAGTTGTTGTGCTTCAGTTGAATTCTCTCCAAATTGGCTTTCTGCCTCAAAAAGAGCTGCGTTCGTTTGTTCAATTTGAACCGCTAATTGATCTTGTTCTTCTCTATTTTGGTGAAGGGTTTGACTAAGCGTATGAACTTCTTTTGTTAAAATGGCCACTTTAGCCATTCCAGTTTCCAACTTGGTTGCTGTTTCAGTCAGTTGATGCCCTAATTTTTGAAAAAAGTTTCCTGACTCTTCTAACTCCTGTCCTAACTTATCCATTTCTGTTTGAGTTAAAAGTGCTTGACGATCAATCTCTGACAGCACTTCTTCCGTCGTTTTAATTTTCATCCCTAACGATTCAAATTTTTGTTTCGACTCTTCAATTTCTTGACTTAAAAGTTCAATCTTTTTTTCAGAATCTAAAATACCCGTGGATAAGGTTCGTAATTTATTTTCACTCGCTTGAACTTTATTCGCCCATTCCGTATATTCTTTTGAATTTTCTCCAACTGTTTTCGCAACTTCCTCTAACTTCTTTCGTTGCTTGACTAACGTCTCTTCTGTTTTATCTAATTCATCACGTTGTAATCCTAGTTTTTTGCGATATAGCTCCAATTGAGTTTCGGATTTTTCAATCTTGTTATTTAATCCCACAAAGGTGTTTTCGTAGTTTTCAACACCTTTTCCTGCGGTCTTAAAGGCTTTCTCACTATTACTAATTACTTTATTAATAGCTGTCATTTGCTTGTCAAAACTCTTAGATTCTAGTGTTAATGACACCGCCAAATTATAAATTTCATCGACGCTTTTACTTGCCATTCTTTCACCGCCTTACCACTCTTCGACTTTTTCTTTTTCTATTCCATTGAAGCGTTGATGTGCTTCTAATTGCTGCATAAAGTTTTTAGGTGTTGCGTTCCAAAAATGTTCCCGATTTAACACACTCGTCCAGACATACTCTAACCAAGTAAAATCCCAATCTTCACTGGATGATAACGGGACATCTTCAAACTCGCTCTCTTCTTCTGATTCATTCATGACCAAACAAGCTTTAAACAAGTGTTGAATGTATTCATACACTTGAATCAAACAACTCAACGCCCATTCTGTTGAATCGTCTTGTTGACGATGTTGATCATACAGTGATTGAATCTCTGTTACTGAGTGGCCAGTCATTCGTTGAATGGAATAAATAAAAAGAAGAAAAAGGCACTGAAAATCTTCTTCTCCCACAGCTTCTAGAATTTGAGGAATCGTTAATAACTTTCCATTCACTTTCAATTCTTGTTGAACTTGATATAAGACATAGAAATCTAATGTTCCTGTTAGCATTTGATTAGTTAATTGAATCCTAGATTGATACATGATGATCACCTATAAATAAAGGACTAGATCATCTAGTCCTTTTTGTTAGTCGATTTAATTTTTAATACACTTGTTTCATCGTCTAATGCTTCTGGCATCTGAACGGTTTTAAACCAATTTGTTACTTGCTCCTGGTTAACAGTTGATGAATCCGTATCGATATAAAAAGCAATATTGCCATCTTCTAACGCATCAATCGTAAAGTTAATTTCAACTTCTTCTGCTGAGCCTTTCCCTTCCTCAATGGTTTCTGCGTTGATGAGTGATGAAGGCGCGCAGACACAGTTATAAATGACGTATAGTCGACGAGCATTCGAGCGCTTCTTCTTACGTGCAAATAAGAAAGCTCCTTGAGGAGCGACATCCGCGCTATTAATTAACACTCCACCTTTCACTAACGTATTCCCAAAGATTAAGGTTTGCTCTTCCGCAGTTAATCCTAGTGTGGTTAGTGTTCCTTCACCACCTGCGAAAACATAACCAGGATTCACATTCTTATTATCCGCCCACTCCTCATCTTCTTCAAATGTTGTTTTAGCTTCACATTTTTTTGCATTTGTGATTGGAACAGGTGTCTCAAAAGTTGTCCCATTCCACGGCGCAAAATGAATATCGCTCAATCCAACAATTAATTTTTTTACTTCTGACATCTTAACTCAGCTCCTTTTCTTGTTCATAAATGAAATCAAAATTAATCCCATGCTTTTCGTTATCAAATAAATCTTTAGCACCATCAAAGATGAATCCTGCCTCTAAAAGACACTGTTTAATCTTAGTTTTATTGGATAACTGTTCAGGGGCTTTAAACCAATAACTAATGGTGAGATAAAATCGGTCAAATAAATACTGATCATCGCACCTATCTGTTTCTTCCTCTTGATAGACAGAGAAAATCAAATAATGATCCGCATCTCCTGTGTAACATCCCCATGCCATTTCAATCCCTAGAGAAGTTAACGTATCCACAATATACTGATGCATCTTAAGTCTCCTTTCACTCTTCTTGCAAGGTTTTAATCATCGTTTCAACCGCTTGTTTTTTTGATCTTAAACTCGCTTGTTTCATCCATTTCTTCCCGATCATGGTTGAGTGACCGTGTTCCTGGTAATAACCACGTTCAATCACTTCCCGATTATCTGTGGCGATTCCTGTTAAGATTTTTCGATCTTGGTTACTTCCTTCGATTCGAATCTTACCTAATGAAGCTTTTAATTCCCCTGTATCAACAGGAACTGTTTCTTCCATCGCTGAAACTAACACTTTTCCTCCACTTTCTAGCGCTTGATCTAGGGTTTGTTTCGCCATCCGCTTATTCATAGTCTCCATTTTTTGTTTTAATCGACTCACATCTAAGTTTAATCCCATCAAATCGCCTCCAGTAATAACTCTAAGAGTTTAGATTGCTCGTCTAAATCTTCTATTCCAATGATTTTATAATCTCTATTTTTATACCTGATTTGGTACTTATTTAGATTCGTTCCCTCTTTTGGATCTAATTCAGATAAATATCGAATCACCATTCGCTTTCGAACAGGAAATGACCGTCTATCAGCAACTTCACTCACATTAGTTTTATAATTATAGGCTTTAATATCTGCCCAAACGGTTTTAAAATGATTCAGCTTAGGCGATGTTAAGGCCGTTTTTTCACTTAAGTATAAAATTTCTATTTTCTCATTCAAATCATCTTTAAGTTCAGTTAGATAAAGAAACAATGTTCTCTGATCCACGCTAGGCTCTAAATAACCAATCGAAAAAAGTTGCTGGTGAATTTGAATGACTGCACTTGATGTGACTTTCTTAAAGAAAGGTGTTCTAACCTTTAACGTTACTTTTACCCCCGTATCTGCATACTTCAAGGCATCTTGTTCTCGAATCGAAGAGAAAGCAAAAAAGAGTCGGCCTTGACTGACAAACTCTTTTTCTGTTGCATCTCCAAATTCATCATATCCTTCGATGTAATCGCCAAAGTGAAGAATCCCATCATTATACGAATTAAACGTCACCTTCTTCTGGTTGGGAATCATATTTTTGAATCGCCACCCTCCACTGAAAACTGATTAAATCTTGATAATAATTCGTTTTAAACTGTTCTAACGCATGATAGAAGGCATAGCGACAATAAGCAAATAACAAAGGTTTCACCTCATCTGACTCTTCATTCAAAGAAAACCCTGCTATTTTCTCTAACTCTGCTTTTCCTTCTTTCAAATACCGTTGTAATCGTTGGTCGACATCAGCATCCTCATACGTTAATTGAAGTTCTTTTTTTAACTCTTCTAACATTTCATCGCCTACTTTTTAGGTTTGTCTTTAGCTTTTCCCTCCACTGAAGCTACTTCAAGACTCGCTTGTGATACAGCTAAGGCCACGCCTTGAGCCACCGCTTGTACTAAATCTTCTTGAGAATACGTAGCAGCTGCAACTCCTTCAGCTTTTAAGCCGACATTTAATGAAGCTTCTAAATTAGTAATATCAAACACTAAGAAGGATTTATTGTCTTTTGGCTTCCCATTTGCATACTGTTTAGTCACATAAATTCGTTCATCATCTAAGAACTTAACATGATCTGAATATTCAATCTTACGTTCTGAACCAATTCCCATAAAGTAATCTTTCGCAATTCCAGCTACCATCTTTCCTTTAGGAACGGCTGCTGACGTAATAATTTCTCCTGGGATTGGAATCACACCATACACATACGTTCCGTTGGCTGTTAAAATCGTTGTTGCTCCAAAAATTTTCTCCCAGTAATCTAATGGATTCACAATCATGAGAACTTCCGTTACATTTCGTTTTCCTTCACGAGTTAATGGCGCTACGACAGATTTCCCTAAAGTAGCTGGTGAAAAGTCCGTTAATGGTGTTGCTGCTTTATCAGGATAAATCCCTGAGCGAACAGCACCATCTAAATCTTTCAACATCCCAATCGGTTGGTCTTTTCCTGTCCCTGCAATAATTCCTTCTTCTAATGCAATTGACACTGATTCAGCCAACATCGCACGAACAAAACGATCCAACCAAACAGGTCCTAAATCTAACATCGCTTTTGATACTGGAACAAAGGCGGTTAGTTTAGCCAATGCCATATCTTCTTTCGTGAATCCATTATCTAATTCTTTCGTAATTGCATCTGTTAGTTTCCCCCAGAATGCCCCTACACACTCTTCTGTACGTAAAATCCATTCCATTGAACCCGTCGTATTATGGAAATCAATTTTTGATAACAACGGATGTTCACGTTGTAAATCTTCAAAGACACGCTCAAAAATCGTTTTAGGCATGACGTCTTCTACTCCATCAAATGAACGTTTCTCAATGACCTTCTCATAATATTTACGTTCTTCAGAGGTTAATTGAGCTTGTCCACGAGCTTCTAATGTTGAACGATCACTCAATTCTAACTGAAAAGTATCTCTAGCTTCTTTCAAAATATTATTTTCGATCGAACGAGCCATCGCACCAAAAACTTGAATCATCTCTTCTTCATTATCTGATTGCATCGCCGCACGAATTTGTTCCTGAATTCCTAATCCTTTATCTTCTAAATTTGTCATTGGCATTTTAAATTCCTCCTATTGATTTAATTTTTTGTTAAAAAGGCATTAAAAAAAGCGCCTAAACATTGTGCGCTTCGTTGATTTAGTTTTTGTGGTTCTGGTGATTCCTGTGGTTCTTGAGATTGATTTTCTTTAGTCGTGAAACCTTGTTCTTTTTCTCGCAACGCTTTAACTGAAAAACTAGTTCCGTCTTCCGAACGAGCTTCAATAGACGTTGATTGATAGGCTGGAATAGGCGTGGCGGTTACTTCAAATAATTCAACTTCTTCAATATCACGGTAAAAATTCCACTCATCGTCCCAGCGAGTCTTTTGCTTGGTAATATCAAAGCCAAATGAACAACCGGTAATTAATCCTAAACGGACATTTTCTAATAAATTATTGCCATCTGTTGTATTGGGAACATCAATTTCAAAGCGTAATCCATGCTCATCTTCAGTTAAGGTTAAATTCGCGCCTGTTCTTCCGATGACTTGATCCCAATTATGATTTAACAACATAAAAGCTTCATCTTCACGTAAGGTCTTCTTAAACGCTCCAGGTCGAACACGCTCATAAAATTTCTCACCCCAACGATCTCGTAACAAGGTATACTCTTCGTCAAAAGTTGAAGCATAGCCAACTAATTTTCGACTCCCATCGTCTACACTACGAATCTCTAGATTCATCATTCGTTTTTCCATTCTTTTCACCTCCTTTCAAATCCGTTTCATTCTCTTGAATTTCACTGTAGTTTTTCGTGATGTAATACTGATTCGCCCAATCTTCAGGCAAATACCCTTTTCCAATCATCTCACGATTCTCATTCGTTGAATGGACTCCACACCTAAAGAGAATTTCAGCTGTTTTAGCCATTTTTTCAATATCAACATCTTTAATCCGTTTCACATCCATCTGAATGAATGTTCGATTCATGTAGTTTTGTTTACCATAATATTTACGATTCACTTCGGCCGTAATTAAACAAGCAAACGGTTTAATCCCAAACGTAATCGCATTATCGGTTAATTCAGCCACTCCAACGACATCTCCTCGAACGACACCACCAGGTAAATGAAAGGCAGCACATGAAAAATCAATGACATCATTAATTAATTGCCGAATATCTCGACTATCTTGTTTAGTGGCATTCTTTTGTCGCTCATTAAACTTCATTCCCTTAGATAACGGAAGAATCGCATTCACAGCATTCAAATATTTCTTAAATTGATTATCAACTAAATCCTCATAAGCCTCCCTCTGCGGCCCATCAATCGGAATCATTCCTTCGATTTCTAAAGTCCCTTTAATTCCACCCGCTTTTTCATAAACTTGTTTTGCGCTGGCGATTAGTCGGCCATAATCACTATATAATCCGTCGATTAACCTTTTAATGTGCTTATCTTTTAATCTGAAATAAAACACATCTTCTTCCAAAAAAATTTTATTAAATGAAATTCCATTAATGGAGACATTCTGATATGTTTTTTGAAGCGTGACTTTTTGATCATTGGCCTGGAAGCTTTCGGCAACAAACAACTGATCATCCATCTGAACAACCAGACATTCATTCTCATAAATCAATTTACTGATGACTTCATGCCAAAACTCAACCGCATTTTGATTTCGATTGGGTTCAACATTAAACAGATAATAATTTTCTTCCTTAACTTCTTTTCCTTCTTTGAACGTTTGAAACTCACTCATGACTAAGGCATTTGCGATAAAAGAGGTACATGATTGAATGGCTAACTCTTTATAATAAATCTCTACGGGTAAATCCGTCGTACCCACCCATTTTCCACCCATTATATCGGAATGAAAATTCTCTTCTCGTCCTAAACGACCTTTAATCCAATCCATAACCAATCCCATTGCCTCCCTCCTTTCTAATACGTATGACAATGATAAAAGACCATTTGTGTGGTCACTGGTAACTCTTCTTGCTTACTCATCGCATGAAGAAACGCGAAAAAACCGTCCGTTTTTCTTAATCGTTCTTCAATTTTTTTAAACACTTTATTTCCTTTCTTATGACCATCATCATCTACATACACATTATTGGTATACCATCGCATCATCATATCATCACCAAAAACGACTTTCTCATTTGCGAAAAGATATTCGATCAAAGGAAAGAGCTTCGAGTGAGTCACAGCTCCTGAACGAGTGACTTCTAATGGTAATCCTGTTTCATCAAAAGCTGACTTTAAAATACTTTTACGATAATCATCACAGTAAATATTTTTAATATGATAATGTTGCGCTTGTTCTAAGAACCACCTCGTTAAATGATAGGGTTGAATACTCTCTTCTCGCACAATTGTACATAGTCCCTTTGCTTCAGCTGTCGGAATATCGAATTTAAACTCACGATTCTCCACTTCTAACGCTTTATAGCAAATAAAGGTATGTTGAAACCAAATATACTCATCATCTAGCTTAAATAACAATCCACATGACGTGAAATCTTGAACAGATGAATAGTCAATTCCACCAATGCATGTATAGCCTCTTAAATCTGGAATTGGACGATTAGTCGCCTTAATCTTTTCCCAAGATGCAACGGGGGTATAACAATTTTGAGCCGGTAAATTCATACGTTTAGTCATAAATTCAATGGCCATTTGTGGCTGTCGCTCCATCTCAAGATATTCTTGTTCCATTTCAGCCTTTAAATGGGGTAAATAAATCAATGAAGGGTTTGCCTTAGACCACATTTTTTGATCGTGAACCTCATCTTTATGATCTAGTCTAAAGATAATCGGCAGTAATTTTGAGGTTTTATTCTCCCCATTTAAAATGGCTTCAGCTAATTCAAGAAACTCATCTAACACGCCACCACGAACATATCCATTCGTTGTAATATAAAAGGTCCGAGGGTATTTTTTCTTCCCTAATCCGGACCTAAAAACTTTAATGTTTTTGTAATTTTCAAATTCGTGAATTTCATCAAAAATAACAGCACCTGATCTAAGACCATCTTTTGTCTTAGCATTTGAGGTATTGAAATGAATGTATGAATTCGTCTTTTTAAAGATAATCTCTTCTTTTGTACATTTAAAGTATTTATGTAATTTTTTATTCTCTTGAATCACCAAGCGAACATCTTCAAATGACGTCTTAGCTTGTCGTTCTGAGTTCGCAACAATATCAATGTTATATTCTCTGACTCCATGAAATGGTGTTGTGTAATAAAAGGAAAGCCCTGCAATAAACCCGTTTTTTCCTGCTCCTCGTCCCATCATTAATAAAAATTGATTCCAGACTAATGTATCATCATCATAATAACAATGCGTTAAAGCAATTGCGAATTCTTGCCAATCAAAGAGTTTAAACGGAAAATATTCATTGATTTTATTAATTTGTTGCTCAATCAGATCATGTTTAATGACAATATTATCTTTAGAAAGTTTAGGATGAATGACATTTTTAATTAACTTTTTAATATCTTCACCAACAATAATCTCTCCACGTTCGACCTTCCAAACATAAGAATCAATGTATTTGTTATAGATCATCGTCATCACCACTCTCAAATTCTGCAGCACTCAATCCTAAATCCGCTAATAACTTCATCATTTGAGAATTATATTTTGGAACTTCACTAATATTATCATTTTTCTTAAGAATTACCTGTCCTTTACTATTAAACGTTTCAATTCGGACTCCTCGTGAGTTAATATCTTCAATTAAGTCATTTTTGATCTTCCACATCGCCATATAATCATTAACTAAATCAATATAAACTTCTTCATACCGATCTTTAGCTTTGAGCTGGTCCAGAAGATTCGCCTTGATACGCTCATATTCTATCTCTTTTTGTGATTTCTTTTTTTGCACACTTTTTTGAGTTTGCACACTCTTTTTTTTGCACACTTTTTTTTGTGTGCATTTCCCTTCATTTTCACGAGTCCATTTTTGTCTACTTTTCCAACTTTTGACCGTATTTAAAGTCACTCCATATTTCTCAGCAATCTCCGAATACTTCATGCCTTTGAGGTAATCTTGATAGGCTTGTTCACGTTTATTTTTTTTAGACAAAAATGACACCTCCTTTCTAATGATTAAATAACTTAAAATGCACACTTTTTTGTGAAAATCTCTCGTGCGCGAGAGACAGAACTCTTGGCCCCTACCCTTTCCCGGTGTACGTTTTCCCTAAAAAACGTGAAAAATTTGAAAGGGGGGGCTATCTAGCGTGCAGCAATGATTTTTCAATTATAGCAGCATCTCCCATGTCAATTGGATTCAAACCATACTGCTCTCTAATAGCGTTCAAAGTTAGTAAGACCTTTCGAGATAAATAATACTCCTCTATCTCCTTAATCAATTCTTCATATCGTTTATCTCGTTCTTCTTCTGTTGTAAAACTCTCACTGAACTCATTTGATCCTACATAAATAGAGACATAACAATCATCCAACAAACGTCGTTTTGTCATAGCATCAATAGAGTCAACTCTAATCACACCATTTCTGAATTTAATAAAATGTTTCATCTTACCATCTCTCTTCATTTATAAACTTAGATGTTTTCTGTCGCGCCTCATTCGCTTTGGATAATCTCTCATGAATCTCTTCATGACAGTTTCGGCATAAGCTAACTAGATTATCTAAATCCATTGCAAGATCAGGTCTAGCCTTTATCTCCTGGATATGATGCACTGTATTAGCAAAGACAATCTTATTCACCTTAGGATTCTTCTTGCACATCTGACATTCGTGATGATCTCGTTCTAAGGCTTTCAACCTAAGATTCCTCCATGGCCGAGAATTATAGAATTTATCTTCTCGACCTTCAATAATCCATTGAATGTAATCCATATTCATCACCTCTATTATTCTTAACCATAAAGAAAAGCCATACCTTTCGATATGACTATAACTATGAGGTTTTTATGACTGTTTGTAGCAATTAAGAACATCTGTGATAATTTATCACTCTACCATAATACCACGGATTTAAGGCAAAAGTGTCCGCACTTTGTCCACTCTTTGTCCGCACTTTGTCCGTTCTTTCGTCTAACTACTTGACAATTTCTAATAATCGTGCTAGTTCTTTTTCTCCTCGATTAATATATTTCCAACATTGTGATTTTCCAAAGTTCAAACGCTCCATAATCTGAAAGATTTTTTTACATTCAATATGATACATTTTAATGGCCTCATATTCAATTGGCATATCAACCTTTAGCAACTCCATTGCATTATTAATTAACTCTATCAACGAATCATACTCTAATAACGTCGATTCTAATCGTAATTTACGTTCGATCATCGCATTATAATGATCCATTATATCTCTATTCGAATGACCCCCATCTGCGTTGATTCCTGATGTTTTAATCTTAATTCTTTGGTCTAATCTTTTTAATTCACCTTCGATAAGCGGTCGATTTTTTATCATAAAACAATACTCTCTAAATTTACTACGTATATTCATCTTTCTCACCTCAATCCCGCTTCTTTAATTACTTTAACTATTTATTTCTTTCTAATCATCTCAACTATATCACCTATCAACCAACATAATCCGAAAATAGAACATATAGCAATAACTGATAAGAACCCTAAAACAAACTCTAAACCTAAACTCATCAAAAAAATTACAAATGAAACTATTAAAAATAAGCAGACAAAACCTATTAAGAATTTCTTCATACTCTCACCCTTTCTTCTTTATCCTTTGCTCTAATCGAGCCAACTTCTTTCGCCTATGCTCTTCCACCTGAATGTGACACTCTACCTTTCTATTCAAACAGCCATAACATGAAGTTTTCACATTCATCCCCCCCTTGTTTATCTGCTCCACTTATATCCTGCTAATCTAGTTCCGTTTTCAATAGCTTTCTTTAACGCTGACTTCTTAACCTTCATCTCTTCAGCCGCCTGAGATAAATTCTCATAAACATTGACGATTAAACCGTCCCAAGGATCTATTTTTTTAATTGGACCACTTGCAACTTTAATTTCCTTTTTTGATTCTTTTTTATCAATAACTGTGCTTTTTTTATCACTTTTCGTTACTTTTTGAGCATTTTTTGTGTCCATTTGCTCTATTTCTGTGATTTTAAATGCGATTGGCTCTACTGCCTTAATTCGATAATTCCATCGTAAAGCGCCAGATACTTCTACAACAGTTCCTACTCTCGTATAGTGAGTAACTACCATTGATAATTTATTAAATGCCATCACTGGAATCACTTCCGTGCGTTGATTAGCAATAACTTCTACACTCATTCGTGCCAATTTTCCCGCTTCAACTACATCAATAGCTACTACTTTACCTTTTAATTTGAATTCATTCATATTTATTCAACCTCTCCTAATTTCATTTCGTTTTTATGGCCACAAAATCCGCAACCTAAGATACAAACACGATCCTGGTTATTTTGATGGATGAGTAATAACAATTCCCCGTCACATCTTTCACATTTAATGTTTACTTCTTTGTATTCTCTTTGGTTTACTTGAATAGATGAAGGCTCAATCATGCTTGTTCCTCCGTATCATAGAAATACTCACACTGATATCCATATTGTTGTGCGCAATTATGTTCAATCGAACAACCTCTGAAACAATACCAATCACCAATAAAAAGACAAAGGTCAGCCGTTGACATCAACTCTAGTGATTTAGCTAAATACCACAGTGGTTTAACATCTACTGGCGCATTTTCGAAAAATGAATCAATAACCTCAACTTCTTCATCATAACGCTCGCTCACATAACGAATAGCTTTAGCTCGTTGCTCCTGAATTTGTTCATTTGTTAATCCTCTCATAGGTTGACTAATAAATACTTTCATTACTGTTCCTCCTTAAACAAATACTCTTAATTCTTCTAAATGTTCTTTGTACCACTCTTCAGCGTATTGTTTTAATTGACTTCCGCTTCCTAATTCAATATCGGTTAGTTTTTTAAATAATCGTTTCTGAGCCTTTAAACTCGTTTCTTTAACATAAACCTTAAGTACATTGTTTTGGCGCTCATAATCAAAGAAAACCACACGATTCACGATAGCTTCTAATCGCTCTTTATCCATTCTTACATAATTTGTTTTAAATTGTTTAGTTAAATAGATGTCTTTATCCGTTTGATTCATGAGCTTCTACCTCCACTAATTCTCCATCTCTCTCCTGGAGCAGAATTTGTTTAACTCCTTCTACCTCTTCGGGAATAATCACTTCAATTCCATTCCTTAACTTCAATCGTTTTTCCTTAGAACAAGTCATCATTCGGGTTGATACTTTCCCTGTAGATAGGGTTTTTAATGACATCGGAATTTTTGCCTCTTTTAATCGTTTTAAAAATTCCTTACGATTGGCTGACTCATTTAAAAAGACCTCTTTCGCAATTCCTTCAAAATCAATTAATGCTTTATTAACTACCATCGAAGCCACCCGCTGTTCAAATTGATTGACTTGATTGATTTTATCTTCATTTTTAGATGTCTCAATATCACCATAGTAAGTTAAACGATCTTCTACTTTCGTAAGTGTGTTATACAGATGATGCCTAACCGTTCTTAGTTGTTCATTAAACGATTCGCTTAACTCAACCTCTAAGATGTCTACTAACTCTTGTTTTTCTAAATCTAGGACAGAAACTTCTAAATTTCGAAGATCAATCGTAAAAAATGGTGTTTTCTTAGCATTCACATTAGCAAGTAACATCGGATTACAAATTACCGTATTAGTTGAGCCTTCTCGCTTTAATTGATACTTTTCCATTCGCTTAAACTCAATTCCCATCACATACTGGCTTTGAGGCGTGGCAACCTCCATGATAAATAAGGCGGTTTTATCATCTTGTTTTGCCTCTTCCCGCTTCTTGTATAAGCGATGGGCAATCGTCGTTGAAATTTCATATAGGTTAGATTTTCTCACTTGGTAATCTTCTATCAATTCTTTCAATGCACTATCTGTTTTAAATTTACCAGGTTGACGATCATGACTTTTTAATAATCTGTCCAGGTTCTTTTCTAAGAAACCTCCAAACTCTCCGCCTATTAAATCAAAGCAATGTTGGCTTAGCGATAATTCACTCGTCCAATTATTTAATAAATGACAATACCCTTCCTTTATCCATGTCATACTAAAACCTCCTTCAATAATGGGCTCTCTCTTCTAAACAATTCTTCTAGGCATTCTTCATAAACCATCTCTGCATAGGCTTTTCCAAAGGCTGAAACTAATTTAGCTGTTTGACTGGTCGGCTGATTCACATTATGTAATTCCATTAAACTGACTAGATTATAGTCTGTATATCCACTAAGACTTTCTTTAAATTCTTGACGTTCTCGATCTAACTGGCTCATTCGTTTCACTCCCTCCTAAAACGGTAAATCATCGTCGTTAATATTAATCAATGGTTCATTTTTTATCTGCCCTGCTCGTGTGGTCGCTGTATCAAATGGATTATTATAATTTGCGGCAGCATTCGGATTTGAGAAATTAGGATCATATGGATTGAAATGAGTGGACTCAAAATCAGGTGCGTAACTGGGAAAACATCCCATTTCTTGCTGAGAGGTTTGTTGTTGCGATGATGGGGCTTGTGACGTTTGATTTTGCCCTTTTTTCGTCTCTAAAAAGGTAATTGCATTTGCTAATATCTGTGTCGTATATCGTGTCATTCCATGATCATCATAACTTCCTGTTTCAATTCGTCCTTCTACTCCTATCAGAGCACCCTTTTTTAGAAACTTGGCCATATTCTCAGCTTGGCCTCTCCAAGCCACACAATTAATAAAGTCAGCTTGTTGATTACCTTTATCATCTTTAAAATTTCTATTTACCGCCAAACTGAACCTCAAATTAGCTATTCCGCCAGTTGTATACTTTAGTTCAGGATCTCGTGTTAATCTCCCGACTAAAATCACTCGGTTTATCATACATTAGCCTCCTCTCCATAATCGCCTCGTATATTTAAGGCCTTTAATGTCGCCACTGGAACAAAGATTCCCGCTACATAATGTTTTTTTAAGAATGTTTCATCACCGATGTTATGCGCTTCTTGATGATGTTCACGACATAACATGATGAGTTCCATTTTGCTATGATCGACTTTATTTCGATTTCTTCTCCCTACCGCATCTAAGTGATGCACCTCAGCATTTGCTTTTTTGCATACCGTACACTCTCTATGCTTGAAACAAATATAGGACCAATTCCGACTCGTCTTAGCCATTTCAAACGTTTTAAATCTTAGCGGAACTCCAAATTCAAACGTATAGTCTAAAACATAATCAACAAATTCCCCAGCTAAGGTCATGGTGACATTCGATAGGCTAAACATAGGCAGGTTTGTCTTGGCGCAAAAACTCTCTTTTAATATCGTTTTTACTTTTTCTATCCCTATCCGACGATGACTCTCACCTTGCCACCTTTGAATATCATCAAACAAAGCATATAATAATCCTCTTTGTGCAGCAGAAATCATTCGTCCATCATCTAGTTGTATCAGCCCTTTGGCTAAGCCCTTTACATCGAAGTATTTATCTTGAATCTCAACGCCTGGGACATATACTTGAAGATACGTCCCCTTTCCGTTGTGATGTTGTTTCTTAAAGATGGCTTGATGATTGATGACATTGTTCATTGTTTAACCCACATTCAATACGAATTTTCAAACCCTCTAGATACCCCGCTGCAAAATGCAAGTCATTCTTCTCTTCAACACTTAGATTAGAATCGAAACAACTTCTATCAACAAACTCTCTTACCCTTGTTATCATGTCTAAATCCATTTGACAAAAACCTTTCATTTACATCACCTCTACTATCGTTCCTGGTTTCATTTGTTCTAACGTATTAATGTAACCGTCCATTTTCTTTAAAAGGTCACTTTCTAATCTTTCGGTTAATTCCGGATGATCAGGACCAAACTCTCTTATCCAATCCAGTATCTCCTTTTTGAGTTCTTTAATGTCAGATAGAAAGAATTTACACTCCACTAACACACGCTCACCTCCTAGATTTAATATTTCGTTTATCATGCATGATGGCATAGATGTAAAATAGTCCGTTATAGTCGTTATAACGCACCTCTACCTCTTTGAATTGACGGTTAGGATAAGCTTTTTCCAATAACTCTCCTATTCCGTCCCTATGCTTAGCCATTTCTTGCACTTTCTTTTTAGTGAATTTTGTTTTATTTTTACGCTCAATAGGGTCTTTTAGATTTCCTTTGCTACGCCCCCATGTACGCCCTCCCTTCACACGGAATGCTGTTTTTTTATACGTTTCAGGATCTTTAGTGATATAAGTACATAGTCCTCTTAAACTTTCATCACCGTAATAATTAATCGTTCGAATATTCACACGTCCATGTTCCCACTTTGACTCTACCTCTTCTTTCGTTAACTCATGATCCATGATGACATGAAGATGGAATCTTTCAGTTCCATACGTTCCTTCCTCTTCTACGTAGATGTATTTAGCATTCTCTAATCCTTTTCGTTTTCTAAGACGGTTTATTTTTCTAAAGAATTTCTCACGGATTACTTTCATATCTTTTAATCCATTAGGCAAATACTCATCTCGAAACGTAAAAGTGGCCCAATAATCTCCTTCAGAAAAATTGGCATGGACTAACCGTGTGACTTTTTTTCTAGAATTCTTATCATTTAAGTTTTTTTGAGTTTTTCTAGTTTCTTTTTTATTCAGAACAATCCCTTCAGGTAAATCGCGCGAATATTTGAACACTGGATAAATCTCCACTTCAAACTGATTCCCTGCTTGAATCGTTTTTGTCATATAACTTACTCGGTATCTAGTAGTGGTGAAAACTGAATCAACAAATGACTCGCTCAAATTCTCTAAATGATTTAAATACGTTGCTTCATAATCATAATCATCAAATAAATAATTTTTACGTTTAATCACCTTTGTTGTTACTTGATTCATTTCACTCACCTCACTCACTTTTTTCAGCTATCAAAAAAACGACGACTTATTAATACCTATTACAAGGACGTTATAAGAGGACTTTCACCTCATGTTTTGACATTTTTTTCTATAGGTGGTAAAATAAAAATGGAAATTATATTTCCACCTATTCTATTAAGAGAATGACTCAGACCTCCAAATCAGTGTCATTCTCTTTTTTATGCTTTATTTCCCTAACACCATTAATTGAATCCATGCGTAGACCTTTTCTTGGTCTACGTTTTTTAATGTTACGAGACTTCCGCTAGGGAATACTGCTCCAATCCATTCACCACTTCGAAATTCTAACGTTGCGACTTGATCATCTTGATGGAAAATTTTATATCCTGTTGTTAGCTCCTCATGAGATTCGTAAGGGATACAACTTAAACCTAATTGATTTTTGTTTAATTCTTCCTCAATCTTCTCCTGGTGTTCTAAGAAATATTGAGCAGCGTATTGTTTTAAGTGCTGCATATTATAGATATTGATTTCGTATTGATCAAATAAAGCTTTTTGTCGCGGACATACTCCGCTTGGTATACATATATTTAACTGATGTTTACTTCTGTTGTAATCAAATGTCACTTTATCATTGATGATGACTTCCATTTTCTCCTGGGCGACCATTCCAATGAATGTTACATCAGCTTGTGCTTGATTCATCATTTCCTCTCCTTCTCACCATCCAATATATCTATCTTCATGGTAGTTAATATCATTCATTGAATTTACTCGGAACATTTCCATGTCTAACAGATACTTAGTCACCAACGTATCTCCTGACGTATCCGTTAGTTTAACGGTTGCTTCATCCTTTTCTTTACAGATTAAGCAGATACAATTATCAACTTGGAATTGGACCAGTTCTTTACCTCTTAATACAATATCAGGTGTAATAGCAATCATCTAATCACTCCTCAATGAATATCCAAGCTTTCACCTTATTCCACCAGGTTAAGGTGAATTTTTTATATTGAGCATCATTAAATAAAAGACGATTATTTTCTATTTCCATTTGTTCTACGCATCCTTAAGAAATTTTGTCTTTCTTTTTCATTTCTAACTCTGCCTTATCAACATAAGAAACGATTAACTCTTTTGTTTCCGAATTTACTTCTACCACCGGAACCATTCCAGCAGAAACATCTTTTTCAGACGGTAAAGCTGATTCTAATTCTTCAACACCTTCCACTCCTTTTTCATTATAGACGATACTTACATGTTCTTTCGCTACATGTAGTGGAAGTCCTTTGGCATCTGCTAATCGTTTTGCTGCTGCCGCTTTTGTCACAAACTCCATCATGCTTTGTCCTTTTTCTCTTGTGATATTAATCATACGTGTCATACTCTATCTCTCCCGCTTCAGATATAGTCTTTAATTTACATTGTTGCCTGCATTGAGCGTTTTGCAAATCGAATTCCATCAATGAAGTTCATAAATTCTTTACGTTCCTCATTCGTTAGTTCCTCTAAGAAGCTAGCAACATCAGCCACTTCTTCTTTTAGACTTTGTTCGACAACCACTTTCATTCCACGACCTCCTTAACTTAAAATCTCAGAAAACAAGCACGTTTTTTTGTTTCATTGAAAGTTTTTTGTTTTCTTTGTAAACAATATAACATATGAATTTGCAATTTTCAACGCTTTTATGTTTCTTTTGAAAGTTTTTTGTTTTCTTTGTAAACCGGAATCGTGTTTTTTTGTACTTTTTTGTTTCTTTTGAAAACAAACAGTGGTACTATATTATGCAGGAGGTGATATGATGAACGAAAGATTTAAACAAATACGAGAAGAATTGAATCTGACTACACGAGCTTTTGCTGAAAGGCTAAATTTAAGCGCTAGCTCTATCACGAATATAGAAAAAGGACGTAGAAATATAACGAATCGAATAATTACAGATGTATGTCGTGAATTTAACGTAAACGAAAATTGGTTTCGATCTGGTGAAGGAGAAATGTTTTTAAAAGAACAACCCTTTTCTTTAGATCAATTTGCACGAGAACGTGATATGTCAGACCTTGAATTAGATATTCTTAAGCTTTATTTTAGCCTTGATAAAGAAACGAGAACTCAAGTACTCCAACACTTTAAACAAAAATTCACTTCTTCATTAACAGAAACAATAGCTTCAATTGATTCCTCATCAGAAATAAAGTCAAATAAAACAGCTGTTGAACTTGCTGAAGAAGCATATATAAAAAGCATCTCAAGTTCTGCCAAGAAAATCAAATTTACAGCTTCGAATACTACCGACGTAAACGAAGATCAAAAACAAGCTAAATAGTAAAAAACACACCAAAATTGGTGTGTTTTTTACTATTTTCATCACAAATATTTAAATGTATTTTATAATTATACATGTATATTTTATATAACATGGGAGGTTAGCTACTTATGACACTAGATAATATGCTAATTATCGATTTAGAAACTGGAGGATTACAACCTGAAGAGGGAATTTATGAAGTCGCAATCTTAGCTATCGAAAACTCAAAGATTGTTGATAGACTTCATGTTGCAATTGTTGATAATCCAAATGAAATCCATAAAGGTTATGGTGCTGGATATGATGAAATTTCAGAAGATGAGAATTGCATTTCTATATTCAAAGAGTTTTTAATGAAATACCCTTATCCTTTAGTTGCACATAATGGTTCATTCGACAGAAAATTTTTAACTTTCTACAACTGGATTTCAGATGATTATCCGTTTTACGATACAATTCGTGCATTTCGTTTGAAATTACCAGGGTTGTTCTCTTATTCCATGAAAACACTTATCGATTTCTTCAACTTAGATATTGAACAAAAACATACAGCAACTGCTGATGTCGAAGTTCTATATGATCTTATTAATAGAGTTCAACCTGATATTTGGGTTCCGATTGGTCAGTCTCTTAAAAAGAATAATAGTAAGAATTTATCTTCATTAAAAACAGATTTCGAAATGATAAAAGATATTTTTAGTGGCAAAAATATTGTTTTTACTGGAAAAGGTCCATATGTTCGTAACGACTTGATGCAACTTGCTAAAAAATGTGGTGCTGATGTGAATAGTAACTCAATTACTAAGAAAACAAATTTACTCGTTGTAGGTGAAGGTGCTGGAAGCAAGCTTCAAAAAGCTAAAAATCTAGGAATCGAAATCATGGATATGGCTGATTTCTTCGAAATGACGTCCGAAATTGAAATTACACCTACTTCGTCTACAAATATGACGAATGAATCTCAAATTTTATCTGATGCATTTGCCAATGAGTTCATTAGTTTTGTTCCAATGAGAGCAGCTATGGCAGAGAAACTTTCTAATCTCGTCAAAACACATTCGGGAGAGGCGAACACAAGGCTAGGTAAAAAAACAACTATGCTTGTTTATCAATTATCTTCTTTCGCTTCTGAAGATGACTACATCTCAATTAATAAAGCTAAAGATTTAGGGATTCCAGTCTATACACTTGGACATTTCAATCGTATATATCTTGAACGAATTAATAAATAAGAAAAACCACACCCTAATCGGTGTGGTTTTTCTCTTTAACACTTTTTTCAAATCCAGTGACTTTTAAATTAAATGAACTTTTTAAATTTGATAATTCTGGTTGTCTCCCACTTGGTATAATAAACACCTGAAGAGTATACTCCCCATCTCCATTGAAACTTATATTTAAATTTTTCAAATAATAAGTATATTGAATACTATCACCAATAGGCGCTTCTATTTCCGTATTAAAAATATTTAATCGTTTTCCGCTATCTACGTGTCTCATTCCTACTAAAATTGATAATTTCTCATTAACCTCTCCTTCAACAATAATTTTAAAATTCATGTACCCTCTTTGCGCCTTATTTAAATCTAACTCAATTAAGTTTTGTGTTTCTCTTCCATCATCATATATCCAAATTATATTTGCACTTATATCTTTCATAAAAACCTCCATATATCAAGTAAGAGACTACTCCCATTCTGTATCGTCTGACTCATCAAAATTAAATTCAAAAGGAGATATTATAATATCCTTTTTAGTTTGTTTTTCTACTCTATCTAATCGCACAATACTTTCGTCTAATTTTTTATCTAAAACTTCAATCTTCTTCAATAAATTAGTATAGTTAGTTTCTAGATCATTTGTTACTTTGTTTGATACCGTAATTTGTTCTTTTAATTCAAGAACAATCCCATTTAGTTCCATCGCACTATCATCTAAGGCCTTTTGACTGGTTACTGAAGTAGCGCTTTGAATCATAGAGTATATAATTGCAATTACACCTAAAATAATTGAAGTAACCGTACCTGCGAAACTAATAAAGTCTATAATTTCCTCGCGATGATATAAATCAGCCGAAATCCATAAAATGAATAATATACTGACAATCAAAACTATATAAAAATAATCTTTATTATCTAAGTGTATTATTTTATTAATATCCTTCTGATTTTCATTAATAAATCTTTGTAAAAACAATATTGCTAGAATAAATCCTAACAATATAAGCGCTATTGATATTTGCCACACATTTAACTCTCCTTATATATATTCTAACTCTCTCTAAATTAGAACACTATCAACTAGATTATTATTTTTTACTATACCCTCATTATAAAATCTCCGGTTATAATTACCCCATATTAATATTCTAATATACAATAATTAAATTTGAAATCATTTTTTATATTTTCTTGCTATACACCCATCTTATTTTTTACTTTTAGTATAAAAAATATTGATTTTAGGTAAAGTTTTATATATTCTTATACTAGGAGGTGTTGTTAATGAACTTTCAAGTAGCAAATAATTACGGAGAAAAGATTTATCATGCACGTAAATCTAAGAAAATGTCACGAGTAGAATTAGGTGAATTGGTAGATTTACACCAAACAAGTGTAAAAAAATATGAAGACGGTAATATTAAAAATCCTTCTGTTGAAAAACTTGCATCTTTTGCAAAGGTTCTTGATATCCCGCTTCTAGAATTATTACACTTTGAATCAACAGATAATGATCGTGCAATTTACAACGAAATTCCGTTTTATGTGGACCAAATATATTCATCTTTCAATCAAGCAATCAAAGGACTTAAAAAAGCAGATTTACATGAAGATGATATTCATGAATTCATCAATAAATACTTATTCGAGGATCCAGAAAGTCCTATTCATCCTTATTTAGCTCATAACGCTATAAATGTATACTCTGAAATCACCTATGTAGATAATGGAATTCAATTTTCGGATGTTATTGAACAACTAAATAACCCCTATCCTCATTTATCTAGTGAAATATTAGGGATAAAAATTCCCGATGACTCAATGAATAACTTTATTCAACCTGGTATGTATGCTTTAATTCAAAAAACATCACGTTTCAAAGATAGTGACATCGTTCTCTGTTCGGTAGATAAAGAACCTGCAGTTTTAAGGAAGTGGTATTTACTTGACTCTGATACCGTTGTTTTAAAACCTGATAGTCAAAATTCCGACTACAAATCACAAATACTAGAAGGTAGCGAGATTAATCGTTTAAAAATTATTGGAAAATACATCGGACAAGTTAGTCCAATGTATCTATAGTATTTAGGAGGGATTCATATGAAAATCGCTCTCTATGCACGTGTATCTACAGATGAGCAACTAAAAGGTTATTCTATTGAAGTGCAAACTGAAAAACTTATTCAATATGCAGAGTTTCATGATATTACAGATTACGAAATATTCAAGGACGAAGGTCATAGCGCAAAAAGCTTAAATCGCCCTGCGATTAAAGACTTAATGAAACGATTAAAAAAAGGAGAATTTCAAGGTATTGTCGTCCATAAGCTTGATCGCTTAACTCGTCGTGTCCGCGATTTGCAAGATATTGTTGATTTTATTGATACTCACAACTTACAACTTATCAGCTTAAATGAAAATTTAGATAGCAAAACGGCAAATGGTCGATTCCATCTTAATATTTTAGGATCTGCCGCACAATGGGAACGTGAAGCTATTCAAGAACGAGTTTGTTTGGGAATTAAACAAGCTGCTCTTTCGGGTAAAATTGTTGGAACTGTTCCATTTGGATATCACTATGATGCGACGACTGGAAAAGTCTCAATTAACGAATCGGAAGCCGAAGTTGTAAAAATTGTTTTTAATATGTACGCAAAGGGATATGGATCCAATTCTATTTCAAAATATATTTATGAAACATATCCAAAAGAATTTATGAATTTTGGTAATACTCAAATTTTGAGAATGATTAAACGCCGTTCTTATATTGGAGAATATAAGACACGCTTTAAAGATGGAACTACCCACACAAGAACAGATGCTTTTCCACCTATCATTGATATAGAGTTATTTAACAAAGTTCAAGATATGATTGAACGTCGTAAAATTACCAGTCCACGTGAAAGGTCTACGCGGAGAATTTTTACTGGTTATCTTACATGTGGATTTTGTGGTCGCTCTATTTGTGGATCTGCTAGCGGCTCTTCTGCTAAAGCTGGTACGCTTTCTTATCGTTGTTCACAAAAATATACTAGAATAAAGTGCCGATGCGCTAACTTTGTAGAAGATGAACTTGAAAAATTATTCGTAGAATGTATCAATCAAACTTTAAAACAAATCAAATTAGGGACTGTTGACCTCAACATCAATTACTCGAAAGCAAATGACAAAGATAAACTTCAAAAAGAATTATTACAAATTGCTAACAAGAGAAAAAAATGCTATCTAGCATTTGAAAATGATTTAGTTACTTTGGATGAATTTAAGTCACGATCTGCCGAGCTTAAATCACGTGAAGAAGTAATACTAAAAGAAATCGAACAATTAAATGAAATTTCAGTACCTAAAATTTTTGAGTTTAATTGTGAAGATTTTACGTCATATTGGTATTCAATGGATCGTTTTGATAAAATAGAATTTATGAGTGAATTCATTAAAACTATTACTATTTCAAAGACAAGTTATCTTACAACTGGACGACGAGAACCATTGGTAATACACGATATTACCTTTATATAA